GTATTTCTTACTGAATTTATCATTTGAAAATCTTTTTACAAAGATACATAAAATAAAAAAGCACCCTGATTTGGGTGCTTCTTCTTAATTTAGTACAATACTTAAACTAGTTAAGCATTTATAATACTTGTTACAGCTTTAGGTAAAGCTACAGAATACATAGGGTTTGTCCAACTTGTAACTAAAGCACCTTCAGTGGCATTTAGTATAGTTGTGTAAACATCATGACCAACTTGTGCTGCAGTTGTTACTGTAGTTGCTGTTCCGTCTGCATACTTAATAACAACAGTTGTTGCAGTTGCAGTTGCAGTACCTATTGACTTTATTCCGTTAACACTAATAAGTGCATTAGTAATAGGAGCGTTTGTAATTTTGATAAATTTTTCCATTTTATAAAAAGTTTTTAATGGGTTAAACAAGTTGTAAAGTTACGCATTTTTAGCTAATGCTTTTAAGTGTTTAAATACCTCTAATCCATCATCACTTTGAAAGTAAGATGTCATAATATACATAGGGTCTTCTCCGAATGGTATATTACACATTTTCTTTTTATTAGACGGAGTATTAAACCACACTTCCTTTTTACTATTTCGTAATTGAATTAAACTTTTATCTAAAAAATCTTGTACCGTAGCATTAAGCTTTAACATAGGGTCGTTTAATAATTGCATAAAACCTCCTGGGTTTTGTTTAGCAAATATTAATATATCACGTCTAAGCTCTGCCGTAGTTACTTTAGTAACATCTTGTTGAAATAAAACTCTAGCAACGTTCTCTACTTGAGCAACATCAAGCTGTCTAGCTTCTATCAGAGCATCTACTTCTAAGTTTAAATCCTCTACAATATCAGCAGCTTCTTTAGCTTTGTTAACCTCAACAAATATTCTTCCATTGCCTGGGTGATAGTGTAAAAACTTTTGCAGTACTTGATTATTTTTAGCAACAAACAAAAATCCATCTTCAAATATTACTGGCTCTAGTATAGCGTTATCATCTTGCTCGTCTTGAAACGGACTGTTCTGATTTCTCGCATATCTTAAAGGTCTGTTTGTACCTGTCTCCTCATCAAAATGCAATAAGGGAAATCTATTAGTGTGCCTTGAGGCTAAGATTAAAGATAAAGGTGCAACATCTCTTGTAAGCTTATAAGATTTGTCAACAAATTTTGGTGATTGTTTTTTTGGTTTTGGTTGAGCAACTGGTTTCATCTCAGTTTTCTCAACTACTTCTGGGGTAGTATTTTCTTTTTTCATTTGATTTAATTTAATTTGATTTTAAAAAAGGGGCGCATTGCTACGCCCCTAATATTTAATTACTAGTCTTGAAATAAGAAGAAGTTGTTTGCACCTAAAGTACATACAGCTCTCTCAGACAAGAAGTTTACTTGCATGTTATCGATATCTGACGTTGCAGCACCACCGGCAGAACCAGTAATCCAAGTCTTATATCTTCTGTCTTCAGTTTCTGAAGCTCTATATCTAACATGTAAGAAAGGTCTCTTAGCGTTTTTACCAAGAATTTGGTCATAAACACTTGTTGAACCAGCTGGAACTAGAAGACCGTTAATCTTCCCTGATGTTGCTCCTGTTGGTAGTCCACCTCTCATTGTAGGGTCATTTAAGTATTTCCAGTCAGTCTTGTAGAAGTCGTAACCTCTTCTGAATCCTGTAAATCCTAAGTTTAAAGCCATTTCTTCGTCATTGTCAAATAGACCATAAGAAGTACCACCTGCTCCGTAAGAGTTTTGTGCAGCTAACATATCGTCAATGTCAAATCCAAATTGTCTGTTAAGGAAAATAACGTTCTCCTCAATAGAACCTTGCTTATCTAATCTACTGATTATAGAATCAAAGTCAGCTAGGGCTACTGGATTTCCACCATCCCAAACATTTCCTCTTAATCCTACAACGTAGAATATACCATCTGAACCAGCACCTGGGTCAGCAGCACCAGCGGCGCTACCTAAGATAGCAGCAGCTCCAGAGTTTTGCTCTGCAGGTACAGCTTCAATCATTGCTGTTTCTAAATAGTCATCGAATCTTAATCTTGTTTCGTGCTCAGACTTTAAGTACCATAGGTAACCAGTTGCGCCATCTTCAGTAGTGATTTCAATCCAACCAATTTGAGCCATATCAGAACCAGATACTGTGTAAGTATCTTTAATGATAATAGGCTTGTTGTCGAAAATGAAGTCATTAGCTTCTAATGAACCAACCATTCCTGCTGTTCCTTTTCTAAATTCTGAACCGTAAATGAATACTGTAACGTCAGCGTTACCAACTCCAGTACCTGCTTTTACTAATCCAGTACCTTCATAAAAGTTAGCTGTGAATGTCCCTGCGCCATTTGCACCTGTTCTTGCTGTTACAGCACTAACAACCGCTTTGTTAACTCCTGAACCATCATTTTGAACAATAACTACTGTTTGTCCTATTCTGATTACTTGTTCAGCTGCTGCTGGGTCTAGCACATCATTTACTTGAAATACAGCTTGGTCAGCATTTAGAATTGCTGCTGTACCAACTTGTGTATATTTCGTGTGTAACCTACCTTGCTCTGCCCATTTGATAAGGTCTGAGTTTGTAGGCATTTCTGCTCCTACCATTCTAAGGAATGAGGAGATTGTTCTATTACCATATCTTTCGAATTCTTTTTCGTAAGTATCTGGTAAGTACTGATTCAACCAATTAAAATCTGCATTAGTTAAATAGTTTTCCGGTGTTGGAGTTCTCTCGGAACTCGGTGTTAAAGCAAACCCTGGGGTTGCTAATACTTGTCCTGCCATAATATTATTTTTTATTTATTTTTAAATTATTAACTTCTTTTTATACTCTTAATTTTTAGTCCACGACTCGAAGGTTGTGAAACTGATTTTACTTGAAGTCCTGATTTTGAAGAAACCTCTGGTGCAGTACGCTCACTCATGTTTATGTTTTTCGTTTTACGTATCACATCATCTGTTGCCTGCGATTTGCCTTGTTCATAAAAGAACTGAGCAAACTTCTCAGGGTTCATTGCGACAGCTAATGACTTGTGATAACCTTCTGCATCTTTAATAAAACCACTAGAATCCAAATATTTATTTATAAAATTTAATGGAGAATCTTGAGCTTTCTTAAGTTCAGAAGCACTTCCAGGCGTATATACTATTTCATCTTCCCCTATATTGAACTTAAAACCTTTAAATTCAGGGCTAAACAATTCGTCACTTTTTTTAACAAACCATTCTCTTTTATGATTAGCATCATCCTGTTGAGTTTTAGCTGACTCTAAATATTGCCTATATTCTATAAGTTCATCGTTATTTACAGAGGCAGAACGTTCCCTTGACTCAAGGGGCTGTTTGTATTGTTCCTGTTGTTGACGTAAAAACTTTTTAGCTTTAGCAATCTCTTTTTTCTTTGCTAGTTTTATTTTTTTTATGTCAGTTGGTTCATGGATATCTTCATCCACTTTAAACTCTTCTAACATATCATCTATATCTTCGGGGTCTAAACCTTCTTCTGTTATAGAATAATATTCTTTTAGCAAAGCATCTGGACTTAAATCTGAAAAATCTTTTTGCAATTTTGCATAATCTTCAAATCCACGTCCAGTTTCTTTTTTATACTTTAGGTAAGCAGCAACATCATTGGGTAGCGGTTCGCTATCCTCACGTTTACTAATTAACTCATCTATTGAGTTAACTTCCTTACCATATCTTTTTCCAATATATGAAAGAACTTCATTTTCATCGAGCTCTTTTGAGGCCAATGGTTCTGCAGGACTTTCTTCCTGCGCTACATCTTCATCTATTTTTACTTCTTCACTAGCGTTAGTTTGTTCAACTACTACCGGTGGTTGTTCAGATTGTGTTTCATCTGATTCAAATTTCTCCTCATGCTTGTCAAGGAGTTCTTGTTCTATTTGCTGAGTTGATTTTTCTTCAGCTGATACTTCTCTTACTTTAATATCCATTTGATTTGATTTAATTTGATTACAAAGTTACGCAAAATTTAAACATATTATCTTGGTTCAAATTCTGCAAGGTCAAAACCATCTAAAGAATCTTCATTAGATTCAAAGTTTTTAGGTGGCAGATTGTTTTTACGTTGATTAATTAGCTCTGATTGCTCAGTATTTTGCTGACTTATTCTATCGCTTTTTGCTTTTTCCCTATCATCTTCTCTAATACCTAATTGTTCTTGAGTCATTCCTTGCAACTGCATACTATAATTAAACTCTTTCTCCATTAATTGACCTTTAAGCTGAGCTTCCGCTGCTTGCTTTTGAATTTCAAATTGTATGTCTGCTTCTCTATATTTAAGCTTAGCTTCCATTTCCATTTGAATTTTTTGTGCATCCATCTGAGCTTTCATTTGCTGCATTTGCATTTGTTGTTGAGATTGCATTTGCTGCATTTGCATTTCTCTTTGTTGGTCTGCTTCTTGCTTGGCTTTTCGCTTAACTTTAAGTAATTGATTTGCAAGTTTTATATTTTTAATCTCACGTATATCTATAGCGTCTTCAAGGTTTATGTCTTGTTTGGATAAAGCCATTTGAATATTTTGCTCTAATAACGCTTGTTGTTCTTCATCTGGAGATAATTCTATAAATACACCAAAGTCATATATGTATAAGTCTGAAATATCTTCAAGTATACTTACATTGTATTTTCCTATTTTATTTATAAAGTCATCTTTAAAGTCTGCATACTCTAAAATATCCGCTACCCTGTACGTTAAAGCCTCAGCTAACGTTCTATATATGTAAAGACTTCCATCTAATATATGACGAGTAGCGGTATTAGAACTTAATGCTGCTAATTTTTGCACACCAACCAAAGCATCAGAGTTAGCTCCACTACCATCTCTCGCTTCATTTAAACCTGTTACAGCTCGAATCATATCTAAATAGTGATTTAGGTTAGCAATTAGCATTTGCGTCTTAGATGCGCCTGAATTGCTTGTAAGCTGCTGTATAGGAATTTTACCTTGATTGTAATCTCCTTCTTGCGTATAACTTCTACCTATAACCGAACCTGTTTGAAAGTAAAGTCTTAATGCGTCCTCTGGATTATATGCCGCTCCTGTACCCAAGTCCACCTCGTTTAAACCATCTGCATCAATATACACTCCATCTGGTACTGTACGTGCGATAACTTGTTGTAATTTTAAATGCGTCATTTGAATTAAATCAGCATACGGAATCATTCTTCTAACTAGTGACTCAATAACGCCCTTATACATTCTAGGTGCTACGGCTACGTAGTTTGGTATTGCATGCTGAGAAGCAGACTTAGGTCTTACCATATTCTTAGCAAGTTCCCATTTTAAAATAATATTAGTTCCCATCACCATAACACCATCATACCAAACATCAATTGTTTTTTCTACTTTCTCAAAATTGTTTTCCTCCATCATTTCCTCTGGTGGATTAAAACCATCATCCTTCTCTATCATACTCATATTGCCGTTGTCTTTAACTTTTTTCTTATAAACCATCTTCTTAGTGGTTTTATAATTAAAGTACATCAACGTACAAGTGTCACGATAGAATATATCGTTTTCGTAAAACTGAGCTGTATTAAAATAATTATACCAGCTTTGACTATAACGAGATATTTTATCTAAATCATCATTTGTAAGGGTAGGGTCAATCTTCATTAACTCCGCAATAGGAACTGTTTTAATTTCACCCCAGTAAAAACAATCTTTAAAGTGAGGGTCTTCAGTATAACTATAAACTATATTTGCTGGGTCTACATAAGAAACACTAACTCCTGAACCAGCTAAAAATTCATGCTTAGCTACAGCCATCCCCGTGACCATCATATCATAATCTAAACGTTTACGAATATCATCATAATGATTCTCAGCAAACATAGTATCAATCGCTTCTTCTTCTGCTATTTCAATAGCTGGCTTATAATTAAGATTCATGTATAGAGACAGCTCTTCATCATTAGAAGGTAAATCATCAGGATTCATTGTAAAAGGATTAAACCCTGTGCCCTCTTGTATTACAGTTAACACTTGTTTAGCTGCCATTTGCCCTTGTATCATTTTTTGATACTCACTTCTGTGTTCTTGTGAAATGGCATCTTGAGCATACGCTTTAACTTTGAATAGCCTATCTGACATTCCATTTACTACTATATCCACAAACTTTGGGATAATAGGAACAGGTGTCCAGTCTAAATTTAAGTAAGACAAGTCTCCGTCTACCGCTAATTCGTTTTTGTATTTTGCAATTGATTGTTCGCCTCTTGCATATAGACGTAGTCTGTTAAAGTCCCTCCACTGACTATAGTATCGACATCCATTAGAATCTTTACGAAACCATTCATATTGAATAGCTTGTCCTATTTGTAATCCAAACTCATCGGTCGCTTTCTCAGCATCAGATACAAACTGACTAGGGAATCCTACTGATGAAATGTTTATGTTTACCTCTTTCATCTAATTAATTCACTTAATGTTCCTTTGTTATTATATGTCGCAAAGTTAAGACTTATTTTTGACTCTTTTTTCTGTGGTAGATATACGTGCTTTTGATTTGCCATTATGGCTAACCCTGAGCTAATACTAGCATCGAACTTAGTTCTAGCTGAAATATCAAACCTAGCCCAATCTTCCAATGTTCTAGTAAAATACATACTCCCCATTTCATCTCCCGCTCTGTAGCCACCATCT